AAAATAATACTCATCATCACATGCAGTAAATCCATTATAATTAATAACTCTTTTTCCTACATATGTACACATTTTGTGAATTTCTTGTTTGCTGTATCTCGGTTTACCTTCACCAAATGGTTTAACATCATTACGCAAATATATGTTTTTCACATATATAGATTCTCCTAATTCAGGTTCTTTTTTTTTTTTATTTATGTGTTTATATGAATACATAAACTGCCACCTTTCTACCTCTATAGGTTATAAGATTTTTTTACTGCTTACTTCCTCCTTCAATATCTTCCATCCACCATCGATGTAATTCCATATCCAATCTTCCCAATGTTTTTCCAGTATTTCTTCTATTTCTTCTTCCGTCATATCATCTTTAAATTCAAGTTCAACTGTTTCTTCGTGTTCCGCACCGACAAATCCTGTACTTAAAGTAAATTTAATCTTTAACACCTTCATATACTCTATACCTCCTCTAACAATTCAGGGTTATCGTGGATATTACCTATAACCCTTTTTTTAAAACATCCTATTGCATAATATCCCTCACCAGTTATATAAGTTTTATACTTATTACATAAGACTATCCTGAATTCACCTTCTCAAAGATAACCACCATATTTGCAGTGTCCCATTCTGCAATACAATGCACAATAGCACCTTTATATATCATCTCACCTTCTGGATATTTTTCTGTTCTCTTGTTGTCGTGCAATCCTATATTCTGTAAAAACGCAATTGCTCAAAGCAATTAATAGAATGTTCATTTAATAATAACCATGAACATAAAATCCACATTACTCCTAAACATATTATAAATCCGATCATGACGTATCCCCTTCGAGTTTATATTGTTTAATCTCCTCAATAATCTTAACATCCGCCTCATTGAATTTTGTGGACATATAAGATTCCCCCCTCACAAATGCATATATAAGACTTTGTGTTTCTGCATCAATTATCTTCCGACCTACTTTATTCTCAAAGTATTTTATAATATTAGCCAATGCTGTTTGGTTCATAAACTCGCTCCCTTTTTTACATATTTTTCTTAACCAATTCAATTATCCATATCGACACCATATGAATATTTTCTTTTTTACAGCCTGTATACCCCTCCATGCCAACCAAGCTGGGTGACTTGTTCCAGTTATTTCATATCGAATTTGCCGTACCCGGCGAAACTCAATTTTTCCGGAATCCCAACACATTTTGAGGAGTGTATCCCGGATTGTGTGTATTTGCTTCAACGTTACTTGTTGAAAATTTATAGGTTTTCCCTGCTGATTTTTAGGTAAGACATTTTTAGTCGCCTGTTGTAATACATCAAATGTCGTAGTGTCTACAGCAAGTCGGTTAACAATTGTTTGTATTTTCTCATATATATTTTTCCCGGGAATATTCACGGGTTCTCGGTGAGTATCACTAACAAGCATCATATCATCAACCCATTTGCGTGCCCGTTTCAAGAATTCCGGAAAAATCCGATTATACTTGAGAAAATAATGCAGCAAGAAAGTTTTTGCTGTCCTTAATTCTGTTTGTACCCCCGTTAGTATAGTACCTACTCTATTAACTTCAAGAGCTAGCTCTGTTCTACTCATATAATAAATGTCATTCCTAATGGCTTCATCGGATTTGACCATATTCCCATTTTCACAAGTTTCTACAACAACAAATGGGCTATTGACAAATAAATCATCCACTGCCATGTATCCTAGTTCTATCATGGTTTGTTGTGCCTCCAACCATTCTTTGACTGCACGCCATGCCACCTGGCACGCCTGTTCTATATCGGCCTTAACATACCTTTTTCTTTGTTTCAGGTAGTTCAATTCTGTCAATACCATGTCAATCTTCACTGGTATGCAAATATTCAATACTTGCTCATCCCGTGCCGTAATCTGGAATTTAACTGCCACAGGTTGAAGATTATCATGTTCAATGAAAACCCGGTTCGCTCCCATGTCCTTAAGTAAGGCCCGTATTTCACGAATAATATGTGGTACATTCATTTGTATAGTATAATTCTTCATCTTGATTCCTCCTTCGATATATAAGATCCACTATCTTTGTTGATCTATTTCCGCAGCAGTTTTGTCAAGTTTTTTGTTTTTTGTGCATATTTGAACTAAATCATTGATTTTCTTAATATCTAAAAATTCACTTTCTGATATGTTGATCATAAATTTATCTTCAATTGCTACGAGGATATTTATTCTATCTATACTATCTATTCCTATATCCGCAAGACTGGCGTTTTCCTGTATATCCTCCTCCAATACGTCTGTCTTCTCTTGTATAATCCGTTTAATTGTTGCGAAAACAGATTCTTTTGATGTCTTTTTATACTCTGGTCCTCTTACACATTTTCCCCAACCAATCGAATTAATTGGTCTTTGGTGTCGCATCTCCTCAAGTTTCTCATCCCTATCCATACGGTACATCTTAATTACCACACAAACCATCTTAATAAAAAGAAATAACACTAACGCATAACCTAAAAAACAATACAACTTTATTTGCTCAAACATTTTTATTCTCCCTCCTCTTTTTCTTCTATCTAAAAAATTTGTGTACCAAGCCTTCCTAAGATACGATTTGCCTTTTGCTTTTGTAATTTAATCGCCTTTGGATCATCAAGCACCGTCATGAGTCTATTATATATTATCAACTTACTCATTCCTGCTAGTCGCAAATGAGTGAATTTTGTATTTTCATTCGCCATAGTGCATTACTCCTTTCTTTTATTATCATACTTATTTTTATTTGTCACCAACGCTGCACTTTCCTTCTAAATGATCAAGTTCATGACAAAAAAATTCTTGCCTCCAACATTTCCGCCTTAATGGTAATTTCCATCCCTTTATTATCAAAACCTCTGATAACTATTACATTTGGTCTACTAATTTCCTTTTCTACTCCTGGGTAACTTAGGCAGGTTTCTTTCCCCAGGTTTTCATCTGTACTACTGCTTGGGATTTCCGGATTAATCACTATCCATATTCCCTTTTTGAGTTGTTTTCGCACAATGATTATTCGCTCTGCAACTCCTATTTGTGGAGCGGCTAGCCCCACCCCTTGGTTTTCTAGCATGATATCGCGCATATTCGTAACGATATCATTAAGGTGAGCATCGAATGCCGTAACTTCTTTGCAGATTGTTTTCAATATCGGATCACCTTTTATCCGTAATTGATATTCCATTTCCTTACCTCCTCTATGCATTACTTATTTTATCACGCAAATTCTTCATCTCTTGTATCTGTTCTTCTACCATCCATAAACAGCTTCCATTTTTTTCAATTAATCTTTTTTCTAATTTGTTTAGTCTACTTCCAAGTGATATTTGTAACAGTTGTAGTTGTCTGTCAGTAACTTTTAATACACTTTCTCTTGTTTCCATTGTTGTCTTTGTCATTTTGTTACCTCCTACCATTTATTTTTAATTCTTATTGTACTGTTATTAATGCTTCCCCATCAAATATACTAAATATAGTTTTTAAGGAGGTGCTATTATTAACTTTTTTAAATTCATTCTCCGAATCTTGATAATTGAATTCTAAAGTAACTGTACCTTTTTCTTTTAAAATTTTTAATGCTTTTTGATATTGTGTATTTTCCTTTAAATTTGTCATTTTCATTTTCAATACCTCCAAATAATTTTTTTAACTCCCTCTTACAATTACTATTATATTATATAGTAATATATATTACAAGTGAGTAATATGTCATATATGTTAATATCACACTATATGGAGTGAATAGGATACATTACCTATCTATGTTCCTAAATTTTACTCTTGTTTACTCCGATTTACTCCATATATCTAGTTTTTTTATAAAAAAGATTTTAATTTATTTTAAATTTCATCCTCCTGGGTGGTTGAATTCTCCATATATGCTCCTGTTCCTGCAGAGGAATAGCTTTCCAAAAAAGGTCTTCCTGCTGCTAAATCTTGCAAAACCACCACTTCATTATCCCCGGAAAAGGCCCCCTCTCTCACGACAATTTCATTTATTCGTAACACCCCAAGTTTTTTTTCCCGCCCATGCGGATCTTGATTCAATCCATATTGGGCGGTCACATGTGCCAATTTCCTTTTATCCTCACTAAAATTGGACAAAGATAACCTGCCTTTCTTATAACTGTCCGCGTCTGCCTGTGTTGCAGACAGTAATAATAAATGTCTTTCCTGGGACATTGCCCTCAGGTTTTTCCAGATATGGTCTTGTCGATGTCTAAATTCAGATACTTTTCCATCATCAGCAGAAAGCAAATCTGCATAATCCACCACAATAATATCTGGAACGAATCCATCCCTCCGCTCCCAATCATTCAAACGGTTTCGCATTTCTGTTACCGTCAAGGTTCCCGCAGGATAGGTGATAAGTTTAAAACGCCGCTTATATTTTTTAAAGAATGTCCGTATGTTTCTTTTAGCTTGCTTTACTCTAAGGGGCTGTACTCTCTTCATTTTTTGGAGCCACACTGCCCCCATCCGTTTTTGACATCCATAAGCGCGACAGGTTTCATATTCCGGAAACTCCTCATATTTTTTTTTCAAAGTTTCTATGTTCGCAAATTCATGAATTTCCTTGTTGAAAAGTTCTAATGTGACTTCTTCAAATATTCCGTGGTCACAATTTCGGTCTGTCCGAGTACATATATCAAGTTGATTCAGTACACAGTCCCCACGAGGACGAAACCGTTCTTGGCAATACTGTCCTTTATCTGATTTCCTAGCTAAATATACGCAAATTCTACGCAGTACCTGACTTTCCGTCATATCCCCAGCCTCAAAAAAAGCAACATTTGCCTTTTGTCGAATAGCCCGCAGTGCTATCTCCATTAAAAGAAATGAATTATGAACAATTATATTTTCTGCTATGAAATTATGGGTTTCTGGTATGGTTAGATCAAATGTTTCCTTTTCTCCAACATAAGAAATATCAAGCACTTCATCCCATAGAATGTGAGAATCAAAATATTTTTTTCCAGCTTTTGTATCCTGTACTTCAAGAAAGGATTGCCTCATTATTGGAGCTTGTTTGGTAATTTGTTCCCTAACACTCGAAGCTTTTTGAAAAGCTTGCCTAAAAACAGGAATATTTTGATGTTGCCCACTTCCCGGTCCTCTTGGGATTACGTCACAGCATCCTTCTAATTCAAACAAAACTTCATCATGAAATTTTTTTGCTATTTGTGGAGGGAATTTATCCAAAAATGATTTATAAGCTGGTTTTCTTATAGATAACACTTTTTTTAACTTATTTTGTTTTTTGTAAAGAAAGCCTATTTCTGTGGCGAATCGGGAAGCATTTTCCCAATCTCCGATTGAAACAGTCCAAGCTCCAGCTTTGTCATTTTTTTTAAAAGAGATTTTAGCAACTATTCCAAACCGACTCAATAGATGATGCACTTGACGAGCAAGATATTCATTGGCTACTGCAAATCCTATTTGCAGATCTTCCTTTTCATTTACCCATCCATCGCAGGAATATAAAACCTTTAAAAACAAGGATAAATCTTTTTTTGGTAATTGAAAAACATCGTTTGGAATTCTCTTATCATAACTTAATTTATTCCACAAACCAAGCCGTCTTAACATTCGAAGCACATAGTTTTTATTGTGTTTATTTCTATTTCCTTTCGCATTTATTACACTACCTGCTATGCCTTTCCATCTTACTGCGCATTCCATTTTTTTTATACATCGAGTAAAGTCTTTTTGAATATCCACATCGGCAGAAGAAAACAGAAGGACTTTAGTTCGTGCGTATTTATAATTATATTCCCGCAAACAACCTTCGGTAATAAAATAAGCAATCAAGCGAATTTTAAATTCTTTCATTTGCAACTTCCCGAACACAGGGATATGTTTTGGGGCTGCAATAAAAGAACCCGTTTTTATTTCAGACAAGTTCCTCCATCCATCTGGTGTCAGAAATGGATGATTAATTGTTGCTTCTATACATCTTCCAGTTTTGGTAGTTACCTGATAAATAGATTTAACCCCATTTTTCCAAAACTGAGATATTTGAGATGGTATAAAGCTCTGAGTATTATCATCAAATGAAATTATGTCCTTTCTATTTTTTTCTATAATCTCATAGATAGTCAATTCCTCTCCTGTGGACATAAGTACTTTTTGATCACCAGATAGGCACTTCCCGCGTTTTTCTGGGGCAAGAAATGTCACAAATCCACCCCTGATAAAATGGGCATTCAGCATCTTTCCTAACGCTCCAGGATAGGATACAACCTGTTGCCCAGTTTCACTGAACGCTATTTCTACCCGTTTTATGGCTTCCTTACTGGA